ACCACCAATTAGATCTGCTATTGTACCACCAAAGTTTCCTGCAATATCTCTAAATTTAGATGCCCAGTTTCCGTCTCCTTTTAATATGTCACCTATTCCCATTGCAGTATTGATCCAACCACCTGCCTTAGATCCACCTAAGAAATTACCTGCAACACCACCGATACCTTTTATAATATCCCAACCAGTTGCCTTTCCGTCTTTTCCACTACCACCACCTTGGAATATACCCATGATATTACCAATTGAAGCACCAGCTTGCTCATTACCAAACATCCTACCTATCATGGCAGCACCACTGGTCTGCCCGTCACCCTTAGTCAAGAAGTTTCCGATCTGACCCCATAAACCAGGTTTCTTACT